ACGTTGCCTGTCAATGCCAATACATTGGTAACTACATTACCATTGGCGTCTATTACTTGCTTAGGCGGTATGCCAACGGAATAACCTTCCGGGGTATTGAATGGTTCTGATGCCATATATGGTCCTAATTCTTATGTCCTTATTATATATTTATCTTCTCTTAGCATTACGGTTATGATAAAAAAGCACCCAGGTGCGCTTTTTCTAAATAGTAAAATATGCTCACTAGACAGCCTTCAAGACCCCTTTGCACTAACTGTAAGTTATCTTTAGCTAAGCCTAACGGAGTCAGTAAACATGGCTTTAATAAATGGCACAAGTATTGTGTAGACTGTGCAAGGGGTGCATATAATTCTAAATTTGGTTACCTATTACACAAGAAAAGCAAATGCGAAAAGTGCGGGTTTGTACCTGAAGATAAGTGTCAGTTAGATGTTATCTATAAAGACTGTAACAAAAAGAACAAAGAAAAAAGTAATTTAAAAACTCTGTGTTCGAATTGTAATAGACTTTATCAGAAAAAACTAAAGGCAAAAAGAAAATCATTGTTAGACATTACTGCTGACACTGACTTTACTCTTTAAAGTACCCACAAAAAGGGAGACCGAAGTCTCCCAGTTTGTCTTCCCATCCCGAAGGGTAATCTTATTATCTATTAGGCAAAGAAACAATCTTTTCGCATAGTTCTCGCAATTGTTTTATGTCAGTTAGTAATGCGGCGAGTTCTTTTGCAGTTTGTGAATCTTTGCACTCACATAATTCTTTTCCGTTTTTGTCTTTTACTTTTTTGTCATCACTTTTAAAAGGTGCATAAAACTGATCAAATTTTTGACCGTATTTGGATTCGTTAACGATCCCTGACATTCTTTTTAAATGATCTATGTTTTCCATATAGTATTTATCTAGAAATGAAAAAAGCGCACCGAAGTGCGCTTGATTGTAACTTCCCATCCCATTGAGATATTGTATTTATGCTAGTTTACGTTTTTTGCCACCAAGTTGCCAACCATCATCTAAGTAAATCTGTAGTGTATCTTTCTTTACTTTCTTCTCTGTGTTGTCTTTGTTGATACTTATGTTACCTATGTTTGCTTTTGCTACATTAGCACCATGAGTTTTTACTTTGGGAATACCTTTTTGTTTTACTGAACGTTTTAGTTTTTCTTCTTCACTCATGGGACCTTTAGGTTTACCCTTTGATGCTAGACTTTGTTTTTGTCTAGTTTCTTCACTATGTTTATAACCTATCATTTTAGACAATCTTTTCTTTTGTGATTCTTCAGAATATACTTTGCCACTAGTGTGATTAGCTTTTGCTTTCTCTCTTAGTAATTGTTTCTGTTCATCTGACATAGGTACACCTTTATTTTTTGCAGGTCTACCTTTCATTCTCTTACTATGATTCTCTGCGTGTTCTATTCTATACTTTTCATAGACCCTTGCTGTAATCTTTGTATGATAACGTTCTTGGTATCTGTTCTCTGCTTTCATTCCATTGAGTGCATATAGCATCTTACTTCTATCTTCACCCTCTGTCATTTTAATCAATAACCAATGGCATATGAAATGTTCTCTTGCTGTTAGGTCTACTAAATTTTCTTTGTCATTGCTACCACCCATTGATTCCGGAATGATATGATGTAGTTCTGTGTAGCCTTCAGTAATGCGTTGCTTCGCATTGGAAGTTATTTTGTAATAGAGTTTGGAATATTTGTTTGTAAGCATAGTAGTATTTATACAGAATATCACGTTCTACTAGTTTTAGATACAAAAAAGGGCACCGAAGTGCCCCTTTGTGTTGAGAAACCACTTGAAGTAGTTCTCGTAAGTGCTTGATTTCACTGAAAAGTAAGATTTTGCACGGCTATTTCCCCAACATAGTCGGCAGCATTACCAAAACTCGATGCAGTATTAGTAAGCTCTATGTAGCCATAACGTGTCATGAACGAAACGACTGGTTCGAATGTTGATGGATCTAGAACAACACCAGAACTCATTAGAGGAATATATGGGCAATAGAACGCTGCTGCGTCTGTCTCGCTAGAACCCTTATAACCAACTAGAACTGGTTGTGTGTCAGGAGCATAAGAGTCAACGAAAACTCTCATTGCACCGTTCAATGTACCAACAAACTTAGTGTTTGTAGGTGCTTCGAATGTACCTTCTGTTGTACGTGCAAATGCAGAAGTTGTTGCAGACTGTAGAACAGTCAATGCAGCACTTGATACAACTGCCCAGTTACCTGCGCCACGACGAGTACGTTGAGCGATCAAGTTAGCAACACGATTGATTAGAACAGCTAGAGCAGCGTGTTCGTCACCAACGTATGTAGCTGTACCAGATACAGTAGCTTGGTTGAATGTGAATTCAGTGCTTGCTAGAGTACGTAGAGACAATAGAATTTCTTGGTCGATTTCAGCAGTAATTTCTTGTGCTAGAGCGGCCATGATTTCTGCTTCAACGTCAATACCATGTTGGCTTTGTGCGTCTTGAGCAGCTTCAAATGTCCAACGTGCTTGTAACTTACGTGACTTAGCTTCAACAGCCTGTCTCAAGATTTGTACGCTGATCTGCTTACCGCCGTTACCTTCAAGTGCTGCTGTATTATTAGCAGTATACTGGTTGGTACTATCAGTTAGCTGAGGTGTACGAGAATACGCCTGAGCGATCTTGAATGGGCTTAGAGCTTCTTCACCTGCAACAACGCTAGTTTGCGCTGCTGAAGTGTCAGTCAAGTTCTGTGCATAACGGACACGTAGTGTATGGATCTGTCCAACTGGACCGGTCATTGGCTGAACACCAACCAACTCGTTAGCGATAACAGTTGGCATAACACGACGGATAACTGGAAGAATAACGCGATTTAATGTAGCGATATTACCTGCAGTTGTTGTTCCTGCTGTAGATTCAGCAAGAAGTTGCTTTTTGGTGTTTTCTAAAATAACACCCATTGTTGAACGGCGAGTTCCTTTTAAGCCTTCTAACAGGGCCTCTTTGGTCTCTCCCCAACGGCTTTCTAAGAGTACTTTTGACATTTCTTTATTCTCCTAATATATGTCTTTGCTTATAGCCCTGCCAGACGCTTGATATCGATAACGTTGTCACGTTCTTCCATATCTACTACATCTTTTTTGGCAGATTTATCACCAGTAACTTCACTAATCATCCTTGACTCTGCTAACGCTTGCTTTTGAGCAGGTTTTGCAATAGCCCCAGTATTTAGGACTGCTGGTAGATACTTGTCGAAAGCGGCTTTCAGCTTTGGCGTCTGCACACTTTCTAGTAAATTCGTCATCACTTTAGCCTTTTCTTCGTTCAATGGAGCAAGTAACTCGCCCAATGTTTTTTCACGTTGATTAGACTCTTTCATAATACGAACTTCACGTTCCTTACTTTCGACCAATTTCTTAGCTTGTGCCATAGTTTGTATAGCTTCTGCTAATTTTTGATCTTTCTCTTGTAGTTTTGTCATTAGCTTACGAGTTTCTGCTTTCTCATTTAAGTGAGTAACAGAGAATTCGCTTGCAAAAGCTTCAAACAGCTTACGTCCGAAATTGTTTTCTCGGGCTGATTGAATATCTTCCTTAAGCTGACTAATTTCACCCTTAAGATGTTTAGTAACGGCTGCATTCATCTTGTTAGCACTTTCAGTCACAAAACGTGACTTCAATGCTTCAAGTTGTTTACGACCTTCAGCAACTAATTTAACCTTTGCTTCAACAACTGCTTTCTTATCCTGTGAGAATTCATTAATTTCACGGGCAAGTGCATGAACAATAAATTGCTCAAGTTTTTGTTGACTCTCTTTTGCAATCTTACGATCACTGCGTAATTCTTTAATTTCTTCGGCTAGTTTAGTAACCATAAAGTCATTAAATTTTTGTGCATTTTCACGTAGTTTTTGCTGTGCTTTCACACGGTCTTCATTCATTGCTTGTCTTTCAGAATGAAATTCGGAAATTTCATTAGAAAGACCTTGTGTTACCATCTTATCTAGGGCTTCAACCATCACGCTTCTATCATGTTCGTAACGTTGTGCAAACTCCTCTCTGAGTTCTGCACGAACTTGATCACGTGCCTCATTCAATTTCTGTTGCCAAGCTTCATTTAACTGTTGCCCAACATCTTCATTGATAAGTCCGCTCTCAAGTAATGGTTTGATAGCATCAAACATGCTTATTCCCCTTTATTTGATTTTGAGATCCTTGATGAGGCGTAATACTTCCTCCTTCAGGTATCTCTGTACTTTTTTGTCACCTTGAGCATCTTTTGCAATACCCAACAACTTATGCCCATGACGCATATTCATCATGCCTTCATAAATTGCCTTAGGATACGCATTAGGTGCGCTTGGTTGTGCGACAATATCCACAGTAACTATTTCAAAGTCACTGACACGGCCATCCATATCGCTAACGTTACCGCTGCCACGACTAGATACGCCAAGTTTAACACCACTCTCCAACATAGTAGTTACTAACTGCCCCATTGGAGTTGGTAGAATCTTTAGTTTTCCGAAACCATTAGCTCCGTCCATCCACATCTGAGTAATCATATGTGATACACGATCCAAATTAATTTTTAAGTCATCAGGGTGGTCTACTTCACCTAACACTGAATAACCTTCACTAATTTGTTTGTTTAGAGTTTCTACAGCAGTACTAATTTCAGAAACAGGGTAAACACGCTCATTAGCGTTTTTTACCCCGCCCTGAATGAAGATCCCTTTCATATATAGGCTCTTCGAATTGCCGTCACCTTCTTTGACCGATTCGACAATTATGCCGGCTCGGTCAAAAGTTAGATGCTCTTTGAGATACAAAGCCATTGCTCTCAGATTCCTTATCGAACGATTTTTCTTGTTGCTTTGCGTGACTCAGCAACTACACTCTTATCGTTCTGTGCTACGCTTCCACCTGCACCAACTTCTTTGCCGGTAGAAGAATCTTTTTTACCCCAGTCACGTGATGCTTTATCCTTGAATGAAGTTTTTCCTGCATCTTGTGCTGGTGCGTTCTTCCAATTACTTGCATCTTTAACTTGTGTTTTACCTTTTGCAGCATAACCTGAAGGCTCTTTAGGTCCTGTTGGAACTGACTCACTCGCACCAGCAAATTTTACTGGCTTGCTGTCCATTCCTGCTTGACCGCTATTTTGTAGAGTAGGGCTCTTTGTTTGAACACCGTTGTCGCCGCCAATTTTAGAACCATATAAACCTGGAACATTCTTTAGCTGAATGTTTTCCATAACAGATTCTTCCATAGCATCTTCTTCCGGTTCTGCTTCCATCATATCTTCTTCGCCGCCGAAATCTTCTTCGCCTTCTTCGCCGCCGAAATCTTCTTCGCCTTCTTCACCTTCTTCGTCGCCGCCGAAATCTTCTTCGCCGCCGCCCATAATTTCTTCGAATTCAGCCATCAATTGATCTAGCTTATCTTCAATACGGATAACTGCATCTTCAACTGCGCCTTCACCACCTTCATCACCTAATTCATCAGAATCGATATCGATAACTTCATCACCGTCGTCATCACCGATTTCAACTTCTTCGTCATCTTCGGTCATTCCGCCTGCTTCTTCGGCATTGATTTCGTCAAGTAGATCACCTACTTCACCTACCATGCCACCACCTTGCTGACCCATCATTTCTTCATCCATAATTGATTCATAAATTTCGCGTGATTTCTCTACTACGATATCATGAAATAATTCACGGGCTCTGTCTTCGTCCTCATTAATAATGAGTTCGATTAGTTGTTCAAATTTTTTGTTGTCCATTGTAAGTTTCTCCTGAATAGAATGGCTTTGTAATAATTATTTAGTGAGTATCATAAAAAATAGCTCAATAACTACTGTTTTTTTACGTTTTTTTTTACGTTTTTTATATAGACATGTAAATATATGGATGAATACATTAATTATAGGTGATAGTTGGGGAGTTTTTTCCCCGTGGGGTCGCATAAAATATAACGCGATTAACATATCAGCTATGGGTCAAGGAAACATGGCTAACTTAAAAAGCGCATTTAGTTTTATGCAATGCAATGAAAGACCTATAGATTTGATAGTTTGGTACTATACTTCACTATGTCGAGACGGAGTCAATCTAAAAATTGAATCTTCTTTCCATGATTATTTAAATGCAGTACACGAAGAACTATTCACTCAGGTAAGTAGATTACGTAAAACTTTTCCCAAGCCAAAATGGGCTATAATAGGAGGCCATGCACCTATTTTTAACAAAGAAAAATACAATTGGGCTGAATTTGTCGTAGAAGATTGGCGTTCGGAATTAGTAGGCAGTCCTGTTCCTCAAAATCAAAGCTTAGGTTTACATAACGTATTAGATGGACTAAAGCAATCATATCCAAATTATGTAGATGAATTAATTAGGGAACTTGATGCAGAAAAAGAAATAATTGAATTAGGGAAGAAGCACACTCCTGATGTATTTTCTGACGGAGTTCATCCTAATATGAACAAGTCAACAGAGATGTGCGAGAGAATTTTAGATTTTTTTAAACAGTAGGTCCGCCTTCAGCATCTGGTTTAGGTCCGTACTGAGTGTGTACTTTTTTCAAATGTTGCTTCTTTTCATAATTCCTAACATCTAACATCTTACGTAATTTTCTAATTTGTTTGAGTGTTAGTTTAGTTTTTCTAGATTGTTTCCATACAGGCTTACTATTGTCTTGGTTGACGTCCTGATAACCAGCAACAGGTGGATCGAACATTTCTAGTAATTTCATAATACTATTTATCTTATCCTACAGGACCAGCAGCGCCGCCAGGAATTGCTGCACCCGGTGCAGATGATACAGGACCTGCAACTTCGGGCCCAGCCGGCATGTCACCTTCTTCTGGTTCTGGCTGCTCCATCTCTTCCCCAGTTTGCTCATCTGCTTCTATATCACCAACAGAAACTCCAATATTACGTAAGTCAGATCCTTGCGGATTGTCATCTTCTGTCTTATTATTTTCTTCTCGCCATAATTCTTCGTTCTTAGTAATTTCTTCTTCAGTCAATCCTAAGAAACGTTCCATTGCAAAACGTTTAGAGATATAAGGGAATGCTTCCATAGTACCAAAAACTGACACACGTGCATTATCCAATTCGCTTTGACGATATGCTGCAAAATTTTGCGGAGGATTAAACTTAAGTTGAAATAACCCACTGTCAATGTTAAAACCTCTCCAACGTAAGAATAATTTAAATTCTTCGTCAAGCTTCATTGCAATGTAGTTTTGCAAACGTTCGCAATATTGATTAAAGCGGAACTCTTGAATCATTGCTGTCCCTACACGACCATCGCTCAATGGTGTTGTGTTATCATCAGGACCAGTTGGTAAGTATGAACTTGGAACACGTAATCCACGTGCTAATCTGTTGTTGAAATAACGCAAGTCATCAATTTCACCTAAATTTTGTCCGCCTGGTAAAACTTCTACGCTAGACCCTCTTCCATCAGCAGTGACCGGAAAGAAATAATCTTCATTCATTGACAATGGATTATATGTAGCGTCTACTATTGACTGCCCACCATAGAGACTTGGAATTCTACGTTGATGTATTTCGTTCTTAATTCGTTCAACGAATGCCATAGCCATGTGACTTGGCATATTACCTACGTCAATCTTAAACATTCTACGTTCGGGCGCACGTTGCACACGATAGATAAGAACGGCATCTTCTAGTAATTCTTTTTGTTTATATACTTTAAATATGTTTTCTAGTATGGACTGTCCGAAAGGCCAGAAACGATCAAGACCTTCTGTTAAACTTAGATGAACTATATGTTTAGCATCTATGGCTGACTCGCTCTGGCCTAGAGTGAATCTTGAACCTGTAGTATTATATGGCATTGCAGGAACAGTGTAACCACCGCTGGCGCCACCTCCGCCTGTGCCACCTAACCCAGTTGCAGGATTTGCAGCAAAGTCTGTGTTAGTCTTTTGCGCCACTGACAAATTTTGTAAGTTAATGTTAATGTCTTTTAAAACATATTGCTCAGGTTTCTTACCTTCACTTTCATTTACAATGACTTTAATAACTTTAACCATATCGACCCAGTATAACTTGAAGTTTTCAGGATCTCGCACAAATACTTGATCACCGTATTTTATAACATTACGGAATATTTTAAATAAACGTACATCAAACTCATTTAGTTTACACCATTGTTGTAATTGCGTTTTAAGTAATTCAACTTCATGTGGTGTTGGATCTTCTTTGAACTCAAACGCAAAAGGAGTCTTATTCTGCTCATTCTTCATTGTACTGAACTCTGAAATGATGTCCAAACATGCATTAATTTCTGCATCTACATCCATCATTTCATATTGATTATATCGTTCAATACGATTAGGGTGACCTGTGTAGACTTCGGGGAGTCTACTCATGTAATTTCTATAGCCCCATTCGAAGTTATTCCATCCGCCAGTGGAGCTAGCATTTTGTCCAGGTGAGCCATTCCAAGCCCCCGAATTACTATTACCACCGGAAATTGGGCTAGATACGCCGCTTCTATTTAAAAATCGTTTTTTATATGTCATGATATATTTGGGCTAACAGTATTTAGTATCAAACTTTAGAATACTGTAATATCTTCTCCTGAATTCCATTGCTTGTTTCTAGCGTTCTGACTACTATATCCAGTCTAGTTGAAAGCATATTCATAGTATCTAAGTTAAGAGATATCATTCTTTCAATTGCTTCGTTTGAACTAGACGGAGATGTTATTGTAGATGTTGCTGCGGAAGCATCAGTTGGTGCACCGTCAGCCGGAGTTGTTGCTAATTTTGCTAACACTGATCTAGGTTCTAATGGAGTTACAAGCTCGCCACCGTGCATTTCAACAGGGTAGCCTGAATCAGGACCGTCAAACATTCCACCTGTTCTCGCTTTTAATTCGAAGTGAACTGGGTCGCCGGGCACAGTTTGTTTCATTCCATACTTGTTCATTAGCCCTACAGCAGTAGGATCTGAGAACTGCTGTATGTCTATTGCAGCGCCTCTCTCATGTTTACTAGTTCCCGGTCTTGCAATTGCCATTCCTGCTGGACCTCTACCAGGACGGCCGGCTCTCTCTGATTCATCCCATAAACGTTTTTGATCAGCCGAATCACGTTTGGCACTGTTTACCTGTATTTTTCGACCGGTATTTTTTTGGTATTCTTCTGCTGCACTAGCAACAGCTTTTTGTATACCAGAATCTAGCCCTTTAAAAGTTTCTAGAGTGCCACTTCTACCTGCAAATACTAATGACTTACTTACATCACCGACAGGTCCTGTTGATCCCATATCGCTAGGACCTTTAGCAAAAGATTCTGTCCCTGATGATGACTTGCCTGAACTTGCCGTGACTGGTGCTGCGCCACCACCTGTAGGTTGAATCCCTGCTACTTGCTGAGAATAAGAATCAACTTTGTTAAGTACTTCTCCTCCTGTATAACCTGCGCCTCTAGTTATAGCATGTCCCGCAATCTGACTAGTAGCTAACAAGTTAGCTTGAGATTGTGACATTGGTCCACTTGCCATACCCAACTGTTTTTGCATTGCACCTTTAGTGCGTTGCATATACCAAGAAACTACGTTTGCAGCTACTTTGGGATCATTAACCATATCAGGGTCTTTTACTAATCTATCATCTCCGAATATAGCCTTAGATGCTTCTGCATAGTTAGTCTTGCCAGTTAATTGAATATACCCTCGACCTCTAAATTTCCATCCGTCACCCGGTTCAACATTGCCCATTCTACGACCGATATCAGTATCTTTGCCGTACATGAATTCGCCCATTGACTGCGGGTTAGATTTGATTTGATTTAATTCTTGATCTGTTTTCCCTGATGCACGTTGACCAAACACATGTTTAATGCGTTCGTTACTAGTCTTGCTGTAGTCTAAGTTTTCATTAACTACTTTGCCACCGGACTCTTTCATTACATTACCAAGAACAGCATTTAGATAAGACTCATCACCCATGCCTTTTTGCATTAGTGCAGATTTTATGTCACCTAAATTCTGTTTTACATCTTGATCTACTGCTGGTCCTGCACCTGATGGCATCGCTGGTACAGGAGGTGCTGCTGCCCCTGGTGGGGGTAATGCTCCGCCTCCACCTGCAGGGGGTTCTCTAAGCTGCTCACGTAATCTAGATGCATCACCCATACCTGCTTTAAGTGCATCTGTCATCGAATCCCCTACTTCTTGCGGGATATTACGAGTCAAATCTTTCTTTAGCTTCATGTCAAATGAGCCAAATGTATTTGTCATGCCACTTAAAACATCATTTGAATCCTCTAAGTAGCTAGATAATCTTGCAAATTGATCAGTCAAGCTAGCTGATACATCTAGTAGGTTCTCAAGTTGAGAACCACTTTGTGCGTGATCTTCTTGTTCTCCTAATTTAGGCTGTGCAATAGATTTAGGTAATGATGAGTCCATCATATCTAAAATCTGTTTAGCGGCTGAACCCATTCCTCCTTCTGCCGGGGTGACAGCTTTTGGCTCAAAGCCTTTTTGCACAGTAAATTTTGGTGCAGATTCAGGTGGTGCTATAGGTGTCACTTTACCTTTTGGCTGTTCTGCTACACTGTCGATAGTAGCAGCACCTATCTTGTTAGCTCTTGCTAAGAATTCTTGTTTGACTTGTAAGTCAGCCTTTGCCATTGCTACTTGTTTAGAACCAACTGATTTCTTATCTCCCAAATCTTTAAGTTCTTTTTCGTATATTTCTTTCTTGCGATCTAGGTATTCTTTGTATAGTTTTTCATCTCGTTTAGCTAATTCAAATTCACTAAATGTAAAACTTTCAGCTTTTTTAGTTTCTTTGACAGTAGCATCTGGTGTTTTTGCAACTACTGCAGGTACCTTAGGTGTTTCTAATGTTTCTGCTGCAGGCAATTTAGTAGCAACTTTGACTGCCTTAATTGGAGTTTCTGTAGTCTCTACTGGTTTAGTTATTTTAGCAGCACCTACTTTTTCTGCTCTTTCCGCAAATTCTTGTTCGGCTTGTGTTTTAGCCTTAGACATTGCTGCTCGTTTACCAAATCTAGAATCATCTCCCCACGCCTTTAGCTCTTTTTCGTATAATTCTTTCTTGCGATCTAGATATGCTTTGTATAATTTTTCGTCTTTCTTAGCTAATTCATTTTCGCTAAAAGTAAATGACTCAGGTGCTTTTGCTACCGGTACTTCAGGTATCTTTGCTCCAGGAACTTCAGGTGCTTTTGCTACCGGTACTTCAGGTACCTCAGGTGTTTTTGCTACCGGTACCTCAGGTGTTTTTGCTACCGGTACCTCAGGTGTTTTTGCTACCGGTTTTATCGCTTCTTCTGTTTTAGTTATTTTAGCAGCACCTACTTTTGCTGCTCTTTCTGCAAACTCTTGCTCAGCCTGTGATTTAGCCTTAGACATTGCTGCCTGTTTACCATATATGGCATTATCACCCAAAGCTTTAAGTTCTTTTTCGTATAGTTCTTTCTTACGATCAGAATACTCTTTGTATAACTTTTCGTCTTTTTTAGCCAACTCCATTTCGCTGAAAGTGAATTCGATGCTTTTAGCTCTCTTGGGTTGTCCCTCACCTGCGACTGGTTTAGCAATATCTTTAACACCAGGCTCTTTAACAGATTCTGGTTTGTTGAATCTAGATCCTATTAATCCACCTACTAGCATTCCTATAGGACCTAGTAGGGCTCCCATAGCCATACCAGTAAAAGTACCTGCTCCAAATGCCGGTGTTTTTTCTTTTGCTACTGGAACTTCTTTGTTCTCTACTACCGGTTTTACAAATTGTGCTTTAGGTATTTCTTTTCTGTCAGTTGATAAAACAGCACTAGTCTTAATAAATTCTGGTTTATTATCACTAGTACCTGCCATTTTTACTAAAGGTTCCAAAGACTTAACGATTGCGACCGGTAGTGGTAATGGACTTATTATAGATACTTTGACTATTTCATCTTTTTTACCTAACGGTGTTTCTGTTTTAGCTTCTTTTTCGTCTTTTTTAGCATCGGCCTTTTTAGCTGCTTCATCTACTTTCTTATCAGCACTATCAGTCATCTTAGCGATACTACCGCCTGCAACTTTACCAATTGCTTCTCCACCTTTGCTACCCATCCATCCACCAAGAGCAGCACCCATAATCCCACCGATGATGGTACCCACAACAGGAACTGCTGATCCGATAGCTGCGCCCGCTGCTGCTCCTGCCCATGCGCCACCAGCACCACCGGCTGCTGTGCCTACTCCCCCGCCAACAACTTCACCCTTTTCGACTCTTGCTTCTTCTTTAGTTAGTTCCCCTGCTTTTTGTTTCTTATCAACTTCTTTTAGACCTTGGTAAGTGTCTACCGCCGCAGTGCCTACTGACAATGCTGCACCTATTAATGGTGCTGCTTTAGCAAATCCTGCTAGAGGGCCAGCTAATTTGCTTAATGCACTTCCTGCAGTGGTTGCTGCTGTAGCTGCACCACCTGCGCCTGCTGTACCTGCTGTTCCTACTGCCGTTGCTGCTACCGGAGCCGCTGTTGCTGCTGCCGGTGCTGCGGTCGCTGCTGCTCTTGCTACAGTAGGAGCCGCTGTTCCTGTAGCTGCTTGTGCCGCTCTTCCGGCTGCTACTCTTTCTAATCTTGCTGCTCTATCAAACCCTTTAGTAGGATCTAATGCTCTACCGCCTCTTGTAGTAGGGCCGCTAGGACCGGGGGCAGGACCAGGACCACGTGGTCCTCCTTTTGCTCCACCTGCTTTACCCAATGCATCTTTTAGTGCATCTGCACCGGATTGCAAGATCGATTTACCTGCAACAGCGGCTAGTGCGCCGGCGGCTGCATATGCTGCCGCTGTTAATAATCCTACTGCAATGGTTCCTGCACCAAACCCACTTACCAATACGTTACCACTTGCAATTAATTTGTCGAATGCTTTACCGGCTTCGATTTCCAACGTTGTCATTTTGGCTCTGGCGTCTTGAGCCGGATCTGCACCTGGTTTACTAGCTTTATCTCTTGCTGCTTTAGCCTTCTTAAGTTCTTCGGTCATGTCTTTATCGCGGTTTGCGTTAAAGTTTTCCATTGACCTACGATTCATACCAAATAACTTTTGAGTCTCCTCACTATGTACTGCTGCGCCTCCAACTGCGTCAACTGCTTGTCCTAGCTTTTTATTATAGGTATTCATGAACTCGCCGGTTACGGCTGTCATGTCACCACCTTTTTTGATAGCAGCTTCGAACTTCTCCATAGGAATGCCCAACCGTGCCATGTGAGCATTTTGGTCAGTCCATGTACCAGTTGCAAGTCTAGCTTGCATTGCTGCTGTAAGTTGAGCATCTCCTAATGAAGATATATTGGCTAAAAAGTCATTTCTAGCTTTTGCTTCATTTCGTTTAGCTTCAGCTCCTTCTTTATCACCGGCTGCTGCTAATCGTCTAGCTTCATTTTCTAACTTTACTTGTGATATTTGAAAATTAGTAGCAGCTAATGCTTCTTTTTGTTGCTTTTTGATGCTCTCGACATTCTCACCGGTTATTGCAGACAATGCTAATAAATTATCAGTATACTCTAATGAAGCTTTTTGAAGTGCATTTCTATCTTTTAATTCGTTGCTAATACTTCTACCTGAAGTACGCTGTAATGCAATATAATCAGCCTGATTCTGTATCAACTGCTCTTGGCTAATGCCCATTCGTTGATATTCTTCTCGCTGCTTGTTAGTGATCTTTGTTAAGTCAGCAAAAGCTTTTACACCTTCACCCGTAGTCCCACCTAGATTAGTAAGGGCTGGTCCCAAAGACTGTATTGGTTTTACCAACAAGTCCATGTTCTTTGATGTGAGACCAGCACCGTGTGCCATCTCCATCAATTGTTTAGTAGTAAACGAACCTGCAGTACCAAACTGTGCTATTGCGTCATTTGCTTTTAATAAGTTGTCTGCTTGCTGGGTGTATATACTAGCTAGCTTACCTGCTGCCTCAATAGTTCCACCGATAGCTTTACCTAACATTCCAAAGTTACCCAGTGCTTTACCCATAGCACCAGTCATCTGTTCTATACCATCACTATATTTGGTAAAACTTCTAGATGGATCTTGACTTACTAAGTTATTGAATAGTTTTTTTGTAGCAGCTACGCCGTTCTGCAATGCAGCGGCATAGTTTTCCATTACTTTGTTGTATTCTTTGGCTGACTCAATAGCTTCTTGTTGCGCTCTTGTCAGACCACTTGTACTTTTTTGCAATGTACCAAATGCAACACTTTGCTGTCTAATATCTTCAAATTTAGCAGCATCTTCTTTTTTGAGCATGGACATTCGCATTTGCATGTCATGGCCAAGGGTGTCATTCAGTCTATTGACTGCTTCTGTCAGTTCTATGTTGGGATTAATTTCGTAAGCCATTTTTATACCAATAAATAATACTTGTATTTAGTATTGGGTAAAGACCCAGTTTTAACTTAAAAGGAACATAAATGGCATTCGACAACAATCCACTAAAGCAGTATTTCAGACGGCCTGCAGTTTACATCAGACTACCTAGCGGTGGAAAATATTACCCGGCGGGCGTTCTCGAAATGCCTGACAACGGCGAGATTCCTATCTATCCAATGACTGCGATAGATGAAATTACAACTAAAACCCCGGACGCGCTGTACAACGGCACCGCAATGGCTGAACTAATTAAAAGCTGTGTACCTTGTATTAAGGATCCATGGGCCGTCAATAGCATGGACCTAGATGCTCTACTAATCGGCATCAGAGCCGCTGGAGGTGGCAATGATATGGAGATTGAGTCTACCTGTCCCGCATGCAACGACTATGGAAAGTATGGCATCAATCTTGTAGCAATGCTTAGCCAAATGAAACCCGGCGATTATGGTAGTGAATTTAAAATTAATGATCTATCTATTAAATTCAGACCTCTTAACTATAAAGAAATGAATGAGGCTAGCATAGGACAGCTAGAAATTCAACGTACTTTCATTATGTTAGAGCAAGAAGAAAATGAAGAAGTACGAAAAGAAAAAAGTAAAGATGCTCTAAAGAGAGTAACTGCGTTAACCATTAAGTTATTGACAGGAGCCATCGAATACATTCAAACTCCTACTGTTCGTGTGGATGACAAAGCATTTATTCAAGACTTCTTGAACAATTGTGATAAAAATATGTATGTAGCTATACGTGATTTCAATGCCTCGTTGAAATCAGAAACAGAAATCAAACCTCTGAAAATTTCATGCGTACATTGCAAACACGAATATGATCAACCATTTACACTGAATACATCTGATTTTTTCGGCTAATGCTTCTACGCCTCGATCCCGAGGGCATACAGAAGCTCGTAGACAACTACGAAAAGGCAGTCATTGACATAAAGAAAAGTGCTATGTCAATGGCGTGGTACATGCGGGGTGGTGCGACATATGAAGATATTCTGAATATGTCCTCCACCGAACGCGGTCAACTAGCTGAACTAATTGACAGTAATCTAGAGATTACAAAAAAGTCTGGATTGCCATTTTTTTAGTAAAACAGTATACCTCTTTTCTAGATAAAATAATAAATGAAAGATTAAACAGCCGTAACTATTCATTTATCAAAATTAGTCTTTATAAAGATGTCCTTCGGACATCTAATACTTCACTAGTACTCACTTCGTTCGTACTACGTTCAGTATTCTACTGATTCTTTCTTATTGTTTTTGCTATATTAACATACGGAACATATTGCCGCTTTGAAGCCATGGTAGTGCTAAAAAGCACTACCAGTGGTTAAGGGAACTTGCCATGCCCGTCATCCATTGTTGTCTGTCCCCCGTATATTCAGCTTGTTTGCTAATATACGCTACCGGTTGCTCTGTAAAGTTTATGGGATTGTAGTGAACCTATCAATGTCTTTCAATTGACGATTCCGCAACGCACATTCTATATCTTCAAGACAAAATAGATATAGACTTGTTGAAGGTTCGCTTTGTCGATTGCCTTCTCGGTATTCCAAGGAATCTAATCCTTGCTACTCCAGATCCGTCAGCACAGCACAACCTGTACAAACTCAAGGAGGGTCGAGCAACCCCGACCAAACAAATTTAAAGACTTAAGTGTTGTTGTTTAAGATAGGGAGAATATTTTGCGTTTGCAGATTTTGGATAGGTGACTTGGTGTCTTTTGTGCCTGAGTATGATTTAACTAAATCTTTGTTATGTTTCCAAAAATGATCGAATTCTATAAAAAGCCAATCTCCGTATTTTTCAGATGTGTAGTATAAGAATTGATCGGTTATCCATGTAAACTTAGAAGGAACACATACGAATCTACCTTTTCTATTGAACTTCATCATTAGAATATTAAGATCCTCGGGTTCTGCTACTGCCATAAGTTGGTCTAGCCAACCGTTTAGCTGTTTACAATCTCCCGAAAGCATTAAATGAAACGGGAAATCTGCATAACTTTTGCATTCAGCATTAAACAGAGGAAAACTCTGTCCAGGTACAATATCGCCTTTGAATGAACGAATTTGACCTTCATGCAAATAGTCTTTGCGCTGCTGATTTTTGCCTCCCACATAAGCACCGGATCCCGGAGCGCGAATAAACGACTCTCCGTATAGTTTACTAAGATGTTGAGCGACTTCACGCTCAAAACTGGATCCTTTTGCTTTCTGTGGACTAGGCATACTATTACTTATGTTATGTTGATGCCGCTGAAATTATTTTCCATTGATTATCAAGGTTTGCTATATTTACAGGATTTGAAGTTTGACTATCATCGCATGTAGTAAAACAAATGCTATTTGGTACCGGTGACTCCCAACTATTGCTTAAACTATCAAAGTTTTCTTCTTCTAAAATTTTCTTTAACATTGGATTTAAGTTGGGGCCACCTCGATAAATGTAGCAGCATGGCAATATGTCACCTTTAGCAGTGACGAATAACTCGTTTGATTCTAATGCCCTGCAACGTATCATTTGTATTTTTTTCCTTTAGGAGGCTTCAAGAAAGGAATATTAAGAAAGAATCTCCTGCTTACTTTTTCTCTGAAAGAAATAAATCCTAAATTTTCTGATAACTTTCTTGCCTCATCAACTTGATGTTCATTATGTTCAAACACAAGATATTCCCAGTGTGCTTTACCACCTGCAGCAATGAATGATTTAGCGTTTTCTATAATCTTTTCAAAGTCAGTATTTATTCTGTATATATGATTGGTGTCCTTCAATCCATCAATGCTGAAAAAACAACTATCACCATTACGTGACAGTATATTACCTAATTTACTCCACCATATGGTGTCTCGTAGACTTCCGTTGCTGTTTATACTTAATGACATTCTAGGATTCACTTCTCTAAAATACTCAAATATCTTTATACAATCAGGTGCGGCAGCAGGATCACCGTAGTTACCGCACATGTACATTGATTCTAATCTTTGTATGAACTCAATGTCAAACAACTCTTTTACTTTGTCCAATGACAATGAAACTGCATCCGTATCTTTATTGAAGTTAGGATCAACCTCTCTGGGACACATGGGACAAGCCGCGTTGCAGACGCTACTGGTCTCCATATGTAATTGCTTTACATTATTTCTATCAAACATTATTCAACATCGACCGCAGTACTATATGAAGTAAATCCATTCTCCTTCACTACCTTTAGTACGTTGGGAACTCTACCTGCGAGTTCTTCTCTGTGTGATACTAACCAGATTGATTTTTGCCTACGGCGAGACATGTCTTTAAGGATAGCTAGACTATTTTCTACACCCATAGTATCTAGTCCACTGTCAATCAATTCATCAATAAACAATGTATTGATGGGTGAGTACAAGCTCTCCCACACATCACGGAATGCAAAGCTAAGTCCCAAGATAAGTCGATTACGCTCACCACGCGATAGGTTATCAAAGTCAAGTTCACGTCCTAACTCTGTGATTTCTACTTGCAGATCGTTTTTAAATACAACCTGATGTGGTAGGCCGATTTTGTCAAGATAATGAGTCAACCTAGAATTTAAATAACTTAAGTTCTGATCAATAATCTTTTTGCGAACAAAACTGTCTTTACTTACCAATAGGTCTAGCAGGAACTTTTGGTGTTCCATCGTTCGTGTTAGTTTATTGATAGTATCAAAGCTAATTTCTTGTAGAGCCTGACTCTCCATTTCAACAATTTGTTCGGCATATGGATCAGATTCTTCAGCCTTCTTTTCAAGTTGTTTGATCAAGTTTTCTAGTTGAGAACTATGCTTGACTGCTTCAGCTTCGGTCTTGTAATGAGTGGTAGGTTTGGTACCTGCAACAACAGGAAACTTAATCAACTCATCATACTGAAACTTTAAATCGTCAAGTAAGCTCTTAGTTTCATTTAGCGTAATTTGCTTTTTCGTAAGCACGGTTTGATGTTGATCATCATGAAACTCTTGACCACATGCATAGCACTTATGATCATTCAATGAAGTGATTTCAGACTCTAGCTTTTCGTAATTTTTATGTTCTTTGCTAATATCTTTTAGTAAAGCTTTGACCTTATTATCGTATTCTGTGCTTAGTGTAACTTGTCGATTATATTGAATTAAATTCTTGTGGGCTTCTAACTCCGCACTAATATCAATCTCTACTAGTTGTTCATATTCAGCAGCCAAACTTGACAAATCCTCACCGTGTTTAGTTTTCCACAGTTTTTGTCTGCGCTTCAATGCTTCAATCTGCTCTTTGACTCGCTTGTTCGCTTCTTCTACTGCCTTAACACGAAATTCTTCTTGTTGGATATCATCCTTCGTAGTTCTAAGTAGGTCTTTGATTACTTCTGCTTTTTCAGACAGCAGAGTTATGCCGAGTAACTGTTCGATAATATCACGCTGCTCATTGGTTTTTAGTGCTAAGAACGGCTCAGAGTAGGTGTTGAGTGCAACAATATGTCTAAACATATCAGCAGACATGTTTAGTACACGTTCAATATACGCTTGGGTTTCTTTATTTTCACCTTGAGCATCATCTTGTGCTTTTTGTTGCACATTATTAACGTGGAACCTTAAAATATTAGGCTTGCGACCACGCTCAATCTTGTACTCAGTACCGTTAACGTTGAATTCAAGTGTAACCAACATTCCTTTAGCATTGGTTCTATTAACCAGATTGTCTTTGCGAATATTGTTGATAGGAGTTCCGAACAGTGCGTAACTAAGACCTTGGATCAACGTGGTCTTGCCAGTGCCGTTTCTAGCACCATCACCACCTAAGTCTAAGTTCTCACCTAGAATAAGTGTTAGTTCTTTCTTGTCAAAGTCAACTGCTTGTGTAACTTGTCCGATTGACAAGAAATTACGTAATGTAATATTTTTTAAAATAATCATAAGTTTTTAGCAAAAGAAAACCAATGTTTTACTTGTTCATAGTTAGTAAATACATTTTTTTTATAATCAGGTAATCTTTCAGTTTGGCTTTCAATTTTAATATTGTATAGATTAAGTGGTGGAATATCAACTATGCCGGTTAAATCTTCATAATAGAGCGTATGACTTTCATATAGTGATGCCGTTTTTCCCCACAATAAATTTTCTTTTTGTTTTTTAATTATGAAGTTATTAACTTGATTTGGGCTAATAGTAATTTTAGTTTTTGTAAATTGTAAAAAGGGTTCGATATCAGTGGAACCATCCTTCTCAATATTTCTAAAACTGCTATTCATTTTGAATATTGCTACTTCACTTAGAAACTGCTCAAACCTATTTTTTCTAGTACACCTTAGAATAACAGGATCACTATATTTGGTCAAATCATTGAGATATGAGAATTCGTGCGTGTTTAACAGGCATTCTGTACTAGGTTGATTATTCCAATAGATTTTATCATCTACTGTAGATGATTGCATAAAATCTACAAAGCAAAAGGCTCTATTCAATTTTTTCGATAGAAATTGCGCTACGCCTGTACTACCGGATCTGGGCTCACGAAAAATCCATATATCTCTATTCTCAATCATAGGCTATTATATATTTCTAATAATGTTTTTTTATCGAAATTTTTACTTTCGATTGCATTAATTTGATCTACTACGATCTGATCCACGGACTCAAATTTAAGGCCTACGTTGGCTTGTCCCTGATCAGTAGCCTCTCCCTTTATTGGAATAAGAACCATTTCACGTAGTTTGTGTTCAGGAATAAAAGTTTCTCGCAAGAAATTAGCTTCTTCATAGCTAATATCAATGTCCAAATGAACTCTAACATGGCTATCAATCAATAACAACCCTTCTGGATTCTCAAGCACATCACTCAACTTATGTACACGGAATACAGGTTGTCTTGGCCAACTACGGAATACAGGATCTTGTCCCCATTCTAATATAGACATACCACGTGCATCATCTCCGGCGTCTGCATAATTATGAGGAAATGCATTACCGATGTACCAAATATTCTTGCGAGACTGTCGCTTGTGAAAATGCCCACTGAAGGCTTTTTCAAAACCCTTTAGATGTTCTTCGTTGATTTCACCGTGATCAGGCATCTCGACCATAGCATTCATATAGAAGTGTGGTAATTCAAGATGCCCAAATAGATATTTACCTGACATTTTCTTGAGTTTCTTGTAATCTTCCTGTACTAACCACGGGCTGATTACAACATCACCTTGTTTGAAAAAGTCATTAATAATATGTATATTGGGCAGATGCTTTGCCCACTCAACAGAGTGAATATCTCTACGGTCTCTGTAGTACAAGTCATGATTGCCAGGTATAAAATATACCTGATCAAATGCTTTACTAAGTTTTTCTAATGCTTGCAATCCAAACTGTAAAGTATGGATATTGATGCTTGCTCTATGATGATTCCAATCGCCAAGAAAGAAACAGGTTTCACAGTTTTCTTTCTTGGCTTGTTCAATGAACCAATCTACAAAGTTAGCACAATCCATATTGTGCTGTAAACTATTGCTCTTTAGTCCAAAGTGGATATCAGTAAATATGGCTGCTTTTTTGAAAAGATTATTCATCTCGATATTATAGCTGGGCTGTTGCTGATAAACAACCGTAATGGTCAAAAACTTATTCTTCGAATACTACTGCCCCAGAACCAGCACCTTGTCTAGACCAACTTGGGTTAAGTCCATTCATTTCCAAAATATCATCACGAATATTTTGGTTACGTTTTTCTGTATTTAGGACTCGGCAGAAACTATTAGTAATTGCAGCAGTATAGTATGCGAAAGGGTTAGCAGATTTAGCTTCGTTAAAACGTAATCCTACATATGTTAGTTGCAATATAGCACTGTTACGCATCTCATCGTTGTACGTATATCCGCGCCAATTGTACTTCATCGCATATTTTTCACACATCATGATATACATTCTTGCTAGCTTATTTGTTATCTTACCGTGATCTTTGCTGAATTGCCCGTCATCTAAGTTACCTACCCAATGACTTTTGCCCACGCAGTACAAGCTATTGTTATCGTCAATCTTATAGTGTTGGAATGGAGGAAAGTTTACTTTTACATGAACCATATCATCAAGCGTTACTGGGCTAGCGTCTTCCAAATCTGCAAATATCTCGTCTGGATCCGGTTCTTCAAACTCAAAAATATCTTTTGCTGTCTTTTTTCTAGTAGTCTTTCTTGGTTGTTTCTGTGAAACCGGAATGTGATCCCAAGTCATAACTCTAAATACTAAATCTGTAGTAGGAACAGATTCGGCGGTTACTAGTGTGCCAGTTTCTATGCTTAATCTAGCTGCTCTAGTTTCTTTTGCTTGCTGTATAACATCATCTTTATATGCATATTCAAAGCATTTTTCTAATGCTTCTTGTGGCATATCGATAATGCAGTCATATCGATGATATTCTGGTTTTACAAAGTAACAATAAGTACTTTTACTTTCATGAATTTCTTTTAATATATCCTTATTATTAAGGTAGTTTACGGGTTTTTTCGAAGGTAGTGACATGTGATCCTTATATGGTTAATTAAGTACAGTATAGCATACTGGTTGCGTAAAAGCAACAAAAAGAGGGGTGGAAAGGTAAAAACTGCACTATTATTTATGACTAAATATAGATAAGGATTAAACTATCATGGCACAACAAGCACTACAGGGAGCTATCGCTACGGCTAGACAACAAGCCACGGCTCAAGATCAGTATAATTACGCCGCTTTACGCGATTGGAGAGTTAGTCTAAGTTTAGCACCAGGGGCTGATTATCTTTACAGAGCAACCAATCCAGGAATACTACAGCCGTTAGCACTTACTGACGGCGTTATTTTCCCCTATACACCTCAAGTGCAAGTGCAATATTCAGCCAATTATGATGCGACTGAAATTACACATAGCAATTACAAGATTTTTCAATACAAAAGTAGCGGAGTAGATTCTGTTACAATAACAGGAGATTTTACTGCGCAGGACACATATGAAGCTAACTACTTGTTAGCAGTTATACACTTCTTCAGGTCAGTTACAAAGATGTTCTATGGCAATGATCAAAATCCAAAAAATGGAACACCTCCTCCACTATGTTATCTTTATGGATTGGGAGAATTTCAATTCAATAAACACCCTCTTGCAATAACTGGATTTAACTATTCATTGCCTAACGATGTAGATTATATAAGAGCCTCAGCAGTACCAAATGCACCAGGGGAATCATCATTAAGTGGGATAGCATTTGGAAGCTTATCAAGTTCTAGGGAAAATAGAACTGCTTCTTCAGGGATAGGAGTAGGAGGTGCAGCTCCGCCCCCTAATTTTGAAACAGGTAGAAGCAAAGTAAATAATACCGGCGGAACAGTAGAACCTACATATGTCCCTACAAAAATGCAAATACAGATTTCTGCGGTACCGATAGTGTCTCGTCTAGACATAAGTTCTAACTTTAGTCTGCAAGATTATGCAACTGGTAGATTGTTGCAAGGTCCTCAAGGTCCGCAAGCAGGAGGTATTTGGTAATGGCGACGATCAACGGTACTTATAGTGCATCAAGTCCGTACTATACTACGGATATTGTAAATAAGAAGTTTTTAGATGTGATGATAAATCGTCCGATACCGCCTCAATCTTCTGACGTATATTGGACAATAACAAAGGTATATGAGTATAGACCTGATATGTTAGCATATGATTTGTATTCTGATCCTAAACTTTGGTGGGTGTTTGCTCAACGAAATCCTAATAGGTTAAAAGATCCTTATTTTGATTTTGTAACTGGCTTGCAAATTTATGTTCCTAAAATGGATCTGCTAAAAAGAGTACTAGGACTATAATATGGCAGAACCAATTTATGATGCGATGGGAAATTTTACCGGTGTGTATGCAGATGAGACACCGCAAGAGCCTGCAGGAACACAGGATAACCCCGACACATCAAACACAGGAACTACTCAAGCAGGTAGCCCTGGAACTAGTGGTAATGATAATAAACCCGGCAAGAGACCATTCAATCCGTTATCCGGTTATTCGAGCTACACGTATCAAATATCATTATACATGATAACTCCTGATGCATATGATGTTTTTGTAAAAAATAATAGAAGAAATATTGAAGTAATAAACAATGCAGAAAATAACTGCGGTGGAGGTGCGTACTTACTCTGTCAGAGCGGGGGAATTAACAATAATACCTCAATGCGGGCTCCAGGTTTTCACTATGATTATTATATTGATAACTTAGTCATTGATTCTGTAATAAGTCCTGATGGTAATTACTCTCCTACGACCAATGTAAAAATGACATTCAATATAACAGAGCCATATGGGTTCTCGTTTATATCTAATCTTAAACGTGCTAAGGCCGCATTAGAGGCATATAGTAAAACAATCAATTGGAAAGAAGCAACTAATACTAGCAGACAATTTTTTATAATGGGTATTAGATTTTTAGGGTATGACGCTAACGGAGAAGTTGTAGGCGAAGAGGGAACATTTGAGCGATTTTACGATATACTTTTTACTAAAGTAGATTTCAAGATTGACGGCAGAACAACTACATATCAAATAACCGCAGTTACTATACCACCCACGATATCAATGAATCAGAAAAGAGGAGTTATTGATAAAGGTGCTACTGGATTGACTGGTAATACAGTAGAAACTATACTTAATAAATTAACCACTAAGTTGAATAATGATCAAGCAGCAGATGTTAAATCAGGTTCTAGGGGAGAAGCAAATACCTATAATATTGTCTTTGTTAATGAAGCACAAACTATTGCTAAATCTAGTATTGTTAATTCAGCAGACGTTCAAAAAATTAAATGGCCCATGGCTATGCCAAAATCAAAATCATTAGTTAATGATAACTTATCGGTAAAGTCTCAACCAAATAGCCAAGAACGCATTGTTTCTTTCACTAGAGATACTCCTATTTTACAAGCTATAAACAGTGTTATATCTCAAAGTGATTTCTTAATAAAGGGACTAAAAGCAGTATATACCACTGACACACAACCTGATGCCAAAAAAGATTCCTATGATACCGAAACAATTAATAGTAATAAAACTGTTAAGTGGTACAATGTTTCTTCTGTAGTATCAAACGCAAGATTTGATACAAAAATTAAAGATTATGCATTCGACATTGAATATCAGATTAGAATGTACGAAACACCAGTCGTGCTTTCTGCATATGCTGATAAAACAACAGAATATTATGGTCCGGTAAAACGGTATGATTATTGGTGGACAGGAGAGAATTCTGAGGTAATCAGATACGAACAGTCATTAAATAATGCTTATTTTACAGTAGCATTGCAAGCAGACGGCATAACTACCGAAGCCACAGGCGGCGCAGCTAACGTGCCTATTGCGCTTGCTAAACGCCAACCGGTCGATAGATTAGGTAAGCTAGATTTAGGTAAAGAGGCTCAGAATAATTACGTTACTAGTATTATAGATCCAGGTAGCTTTGCAAACGCTAAGATCGAGATACTAGGTGATCCTGATTGGTTATCGAATGACAATCCACCTGCTAACGCAGAGGCATATCAAGGAAATCCTTTTTACGGCCCGGACGGATTCAGTATAGATCCAAAAGCAGGTCAGGTATTTATTGAAATAGCTTTTAAAGAAGCAGTAGATTATGATCATAATGTAGGTCTCATGAACATAAATCAGAATGTTTTGTTTTGGGATTATCCTCCTAAGATTCTAAAAAAATTAAAGGGAGCAATAAGTTATCGTGTGATTCAAGTTAAGAGCATGTTTAGGGGTGGAAAATTCACTCAATCACTAGAATGTGCAATCAATACTTTTGGATTTGATACAGGCTACGCAGATAGTACTGAAGGTAGAGCAGAAGCAGCACAAGAAGCAGAGAATGCAAGTGAGATGCAACGGTTAATGTCAAAAGGTAATCCTCCGGCAGGCTTAAAACCAGAACCTGCACCTTCAGCAGGTTCTGCTGGCGGGGATGCATGTGGCCCGTCCGGAACTGCAGGTCCTACTAACCAAGAAACTACGAATGAAGGTGTGGCTAATGACGATTCGAATCCTCCATACGTAGATGCTATGGGCAATTATTATGGTGGTGGAAGATAATGGAAGACGTATTTAAACCAGCTGGGGCGACTAAAGCAAGTAAGCCAGATGCTGGCGGTGGTGTAATTAGAAGTGTTCCGGTATATGGCATTGTAAAAAATAACATAGACCCTACTAGATCAGGAAGAATCCAAGTTTATCTTTCTGACTTAGGTGGTAATGACCCTGATAATCCTGAAAATTGGGCAACAGTGTCATACATGTCACCTTTTTACGGATTCGTAGAACCTACAGCCGGAGAATCTGGATTAGGTGATTTTACTGCAAACCCAGCGTCATACGGTGTATGGAATAGCCCACCTGATTTAGAATCTACGGTTATTTGCATATTCATTAATGGTGATCCTAATTATGGATATTATATAGGTGGCGCACCCAAACCTGAAGCTTTGCACATGGTTCCTGCTATAGGGTCGAGTACTAATGTAACAATCAATAATGACGGAGAGAGCCAGAGCTACGGTGGTGCTAGTGCATTGCCGGTCACAAATATTAATACAAATAATACTGCATTATCAGATGGCCCAAATTTCTTAGACGAACCCAAACCAGTACACAGTTATTTGGCTTCTATATTGTTTAAGCAGGGATTGATTAGGGACACTATTAGAGGCCCTATAACAACTAGCGCACAGAGAGAATCTCCTTCTAGAGTTGGCTGGGGAGTGAGTTCTCCGGGTAGACCCATATACTCAGGTGGATATACTGATTCGACTATAGCAAGCGCCGCCGCTAATGCCATGGACACCGGGGCAGCAGGTTTACGTATTATATCTAGACGAGGTGGACATTCTATCGTATTGGATGATGGTGACTTAGTAGGAAAAGACAATTTAGTTCGCCTTAGGTCTGCCGCCGGTCATCAAATTTTAATGAGTGATGATGGACAGACATTGTTCATTATTCACAGTAACGGGCAAAGTTGGATAGAGATGGGTAAAGAAGGCACCATCGACATGTTCTGTACCAATAGTTTTAACGTTAGAACACAGGGTGACATAAA